TATTTTTTGACCCCCCTCTCACCGAAATCCCAAAATTCGTCAATTGGGTTCTCAAAACGAGTAAATTTCCCAAAGTATGGCAAAAGCACAACGCCCCTCTCCCCGTTACGCTGCTTTGCAACAATTATCTCGGCAATCCCTTGCGCCTCGGAATCGGGGAAGTAAACGTCGTCGCGGTAGATGAAAATGATGACGTCCGCGTCTTGCTCTAAATTTCCAGAATCCCTGAGGTCGCTCATCTGGGGACGCTTGTCTTGTCTAAGCTCTAAGTTTCTGTTTAATTGAGAAAGCGCAATCACCGGACAATCAAGTTCTTTCGCCATCGATTTTAGAGAGCGCGATATTTCTCCAACTTCCATCACGCGGTTAGAGTGTTTTGCATCCGACTGCATCAACTGCAAATAATCCACGATTATCAAATCAAGTCCTTTGCATTCTCTTGCAACGCTTCTTGCTCGAGCTATAAGCTCTAACGGCTTTAAGCATGGAGACTCGTCGATGAAAATGTTTTTTTCAAAAAAGTAAATTAACGTACCTGCGACTTTCTTCCATTGCCATTCGCTTAACATGCCGCTTCTCAGTTTGCTTAGAGAGACTTTGGACGCTGAAGACATCAATCTTGAAGTTAGGCTCATTGCGCTCATCTCCATGCTAAACGCCAGAACATTTTTTTTATTGTTTGAAACATGCTCTGCGATATTCATGGCAAATGAAGTTTTTCCCATGGCGGGGCGAGCCGCCAAAATAATCAATTCCTGTTTTTGAAAACCGGAGGTTAAGTCATCGAGAGATTTATATCCTGACTCTAAGCCGCATATGCGAGACGGAGATTGCGATAGATCGTCTAACTTCTTAATCGCTTTCTCAACCAGCGGATAAATTCTTTGCGCTGACATTGCATTGCCACGATAGCTTTGCCCAACTTCAAAAATTAATTTCTCAGCTGCGTTTATTTTTTCCTGGATTGTTAAAGATAGATATTTCGCATCGTAAACAATGTTTTGAATTTCGCGAGAAGCTTCAAGCAGTTTTCTAAGAGAACTGTTTTCTTTCACAATCTGTGCATAAGCTTTTATGTTTGAAGCAGAGGGCGTGTTATGAATTGTTTCAAATATAAAACTTTCGCCCCCACTTTCCAAAAGCCGGTTTGATTTTTTAAGCTGTTCGATAATCGTTAATCCATCCACTGGAATTTTTTTAAGACACGCGATTTCAATAGCTTCAAAAATATTTCGATGCTGCACGTGATAAAAATCCGTTGCGCAAATAATTAATTTAATTTCATCGAGCATTGAAGGATTAATCATCAACCCTCCAATAACGGATTGCTCGGCTGAGATATTGTGTGGAATATGTTTGCCGTCAAGAATTGATTTTGCGTTTTGCATTTAGCTGCTCCTCTTGCTTAATTTGAAAACAGTCGTAACAAATAAAAAATATTCGCTTGGGCTTCCAGCAATATCCAATATTACAAAATGACTCAGCCCCGCAATATGAATCTCCAAGCCTAACTTGGCACGGATGTTTGATTGCGGGCTTTTCCTTTTTTTCTTCTTCTGCGTTTCTAATCTCACGAATCGCTTTCAATATCTTTCCAATCTTTGGAAAGAATTCTGAATCGGGCGCTGCGGTTATTTTTTGGAATGCGGATTTTACCTCTTGCTCGTCGAAGCTTAGAAGTTCATTGATTAGAACTTTTAGATCAATGTCCTCTATCGTATGACTGTAATAATCCGCATATTCGTAAATAAGTTTTAAAAGCTCACCTCTTTGCATCTTCACTTTCCTCTTTCAAAAATTTTTCAATCTTCAATCTGTTCTCTTCATTCCTCAAATCTCGTTTAGATTTTTTTTGCGACGACGGCGATCCGCGGATGCGGTAACTTCCAAGCTTCGTTCTCTCCTCAAAAAAATTTATTGCGTCTTGCGCATACCACGCTGGCGAGGTGACGTGGTCTCCCCGCTGCTCGCAAAACTTTATCGCTTCAAGTACGTCCTCAGGCAGCACGCCAAGCTTTGCCCATGCCGCCATCATCGCCGACGCTTTTTTTGAAAAGCCGGAAAAGTGAAGCGACTGGAATCGGGGCAGCAGGATGTCGATGTAGCTTTGAATCAAATTCAGATTTTCAGAATTTTCTTTTTCTTGGTTTTTTTGTGTTTGTGTTTTTGGGTCAGGTTCCTGAGATTCGGGAGGAGTTAATTCGGAAACAACTATATGAGCACGCGCGCGCTTAATACACACAAGAGAATCCTCAGTTTTTAAGTTTTTATGTTTGGGTATTTCTTGCTCAAGTTCTGTGTCTGCTTCTGTATCTGTATCTGATGGTATTACGTCCGTATTACGAACGTAATTCGAATGAAATACGTCCGTAATACGTCCGTATGAATTTTTTGGGGCATTTTTTCCCTCTTTTTTCCATCTTGAATTAATCGCCGAGCGCGCCAAATCGGACTTTTTTTGAAATTCAGCCAGTTCTTTTTCAAGACGCGGGTGCACCCAAAATTTTTCATTAACGATAAAAAATTCTTTTATTCTTGAAATCACTTTTTGAAATTTTTTTTCAGAAAGTTTCACAATTGCGGCTAATTTTTTTTCATTTGCGGGTAAAGGCTTACCGCTTTGCCAGTAAGTTTTGATGAGTAAAAAGTATGCGCCATGCTCAAGAGTCGTCAGATCATAGGTGTCAGCATCGTAGTCGGCGAAGTAAAAAGGCATATAAGGTTTAGCCGCCATTATTTTCCGCTCTCCCCTTTCAGTTCTTTTTCTATTATGTTGTGGTACCAAAAACCGTCTTTTATGACGAACATTTTGGAAAGGGTCAAACGCATTTGACCCCATACTTTTGGGCTGACCTTAACGATGTTTGAGAGTCGCTTATTATCATCGGGGAGAGGGGATTGCGTATGAAAATAAGCGGCGATCAGGAGAAGATATGCGCCGTGCTCCCGCGTGCTTAAGTGCATCGTATCAGCCAGATAGTCGCCAAAATAAAACTTAAAATAGGGCTTTGCCGCCATTATTCCTTAACCTCCTCTTTTTTGACTGAAATCAGGCTCTTAAGGTAGGTAATCTCTCGGTCTTTTTCTTCAAGCTGCGCCTCTTTTTCGCTAAGTCTCTCTTCAAGCTCTTTTGGGATGATGCGAAGTTCAAAACCGCGCTGATATGCAAGCCAGTGAATTAGCAGATTATTTTGGGCAATTTGGCAAAACTTCGGGATTAATTCTGGAGGAAAATTGGCTTTCCCTGTGATCATCCTTGACCAATTTCCCTGATCTATTCCAAGTTCCAAATAAAACTGCTTTTCTTGTATCTTGAGAGTTGCGGCTTCCCGTATTGCTGCTCGCAAGCAGTCATGAAAACTATCCAGTACTTTTACAAGCTCTATCATTTTTGCGTTCTCCGCTGAAATTAAACAATGGATTTCCATTCGATGGGTCTCCTGGGGATGGATGAGGATACATTTCAAAACATGGAAGTATGTTTTTTTATGTAAGCCAAAAAAGCAGTTTACTTTATTTTCTGTAACACGTATACTATTTTTATAACTTTGGAGAAACTTATGAGTGATTTAAAAGACAGGCTAAAAAAGGCTTTAGACTACAGAGGCTTTAGTCAAAGCGCTCTGGCGGAGCAAACGGGGATTACAAAGGCAATGGTCTCTCAATATTGCCTCGGCAGAAAGGTGCCCAGAGGCTCTACGCTGGTGGGGATTGCTGAGAAGCTTGATGTGCCTTATGAGTGGCTTAAAATGGGCGATGAGTACGGAGAAATGACAGGCGGATTTGATAGTAAAAGATATTATCCAGACGCGCTAAAGATAGATAATGACGCCTATAAAACAATCTCCGCCGTCAATGACTTTATCTCTATAAGAAAGCTGCCCAGCGGCGATAGGGAACTGAGAATTAAAATAGATTCAGATTGTCGTCAAGATTTCATTTCTGCCCTAATAAAATAATTTTATAATTTTTTCGAAAAAAAAGTTGACAAAAGAATAAAACCCTGATACACTGCTTTTAATGATGAAGAAAAACAGAAAACGAGATCGCATGCGCGTGTGCTTCTCGCTTTCCTTCCACTCGCCGGCGGTGGGCGATAAGCCGGCACAGAATTTAATGGGACTAACGGGAGATTTAGATGAAAGCGTTTCACGGGGATTTGGCATTGAAGCAGAAGTATATTGATCAGATTAAATCACATATGGATGCGGACGAGATTATTAAGGGGAAATATTGGGAGGACGGAAAGGGGGGCTCTATTGGGTGTGTCTTGCATTCTTCATATCATGAAGATTATGAAGATCTTATCGGATTGCCTGTGTGGTTTGCGTATTTACAAGATGAAATATTTAAAAGGCTTCCAAATATAGAGTCTAAAGAATTTACGCTAAGACTATTTAAAGCAATAAACGTAGACTCTGATTTAGAAAAAATAAGAACGCATTTTCTTATATTTCTTCTTGAATATATTTTAAAAAAATTACAGGAAGAAAAATTTTATGGCTTAAAAAAAACGATAGATTTGGCTATTGATTTTTTTAAAAATCCCAATAACGCCAATCTTTCAAATCGTTATAATCGTTGTTATAAAAACGTTAATTTTCTCCGTCGTTATTTGGATGTCGTTCGGACTATTTTTTGGGCTTTTACGGATATATATAATCCCATTGTACGCAATGCCGCCAGAGAGGTTTGTGATTCCTGTAATTATAACAACGATGACAGCGTCACAGAAAGATTTTGGGTAATGATTTCAGAAAAATTAATAGAACTCGTTCGAAACCAAACTGATTAATGGGGAAAGGTGGAAAATGCGCGCGCGACGCATCCTCGAATCGCGCACTGAACTTTTTGATATTTAGGGAGTTTGATGATGACTTCTACAGAGCTTAATGAAATAGCAGGACGCTTGCATGTTAATCCTTACTTTATCGCTTATGTAATAGAAACAAAAGGGAAAAGCGTTAAAGAAACATGGCGAAGAGACAGAGGTGGCTATAAGTATTTTTGCTGGCTATCTGAGCGATGGGCTGACACATGCAGGAGGCTTAACCTAAAGACAAACGCTTATAAAATGGAAGAACTTCACAGCAATAATATGGATACATTATCTAAAAGGCTTACGGGATTTGGTTATTGAATTGCAGGGCGATTATTAGAGCCTCGGGAGCGCTTTGCCGGAAGCGCGCAATAAATTCTGGTAGATGGAGCGATGGACGTTCATGGGGAAACGCATTGGGGTTTGTTATGACGCGCAGACATTTAAACTTTGTATTTGTACACGCACGCGTGCGCCGGAAAAACCGATGTCTGGACTTGGTTCGATTCCAAGATCGCTCCGCTTTTTTAATTATGGAGATTGAGTCATGGAAATTTATGCTGCGTGCGAAGAATGCGGAGAATTCTTAAACGCAAACACAAAAATTACATCTGATGGAGAATGCTTAATAATATTTGTCAGCGAGTGTAAAAAATGTAAATCAAAAAGTCATTATCATGAAGAAGATAATTTCGATAGCCTTGAAAGATCGCTTGATGAAAGAGAAAGGGTTATGTCTATGAATGACGCAAGGAGTTATCCGTATGGAACTTGAATTTTTTCTTGAGTGCGCACATTGCGGAAATGAGCTTATAGCAAGAAGAAAGGATCGGGCAGGAAATATATTTAGCGTTAATTTTTGCGACAAGTGCGAAAAAGAAATAAGAGAGGCGGCGTTAGAAGATTTTAAATTTGAAAACGGGATCATTATTTAACTTTTAGGGAGCCATGGAAATGCTTATTTTAACGAGACGTGTTGGTGAAGTTATGATTATAGGGGATGATGTCTCTGTTGTGATTTTAGGCGTAAAGGGAAATAAGGCCAGACTCGGCATTACTGCGCCAAAAGATATAACAATACACAGAGAGGAAATATACAAAAGAATTCTTAAGGAAAGACAAATAAGCGAGGAAGTTTCTAAACTTACAGAGATAGATCAGCATCCAGATATTATAGATGAGGGAGAGTAAATATGTTTATCATGCAAGATTACGCCTCAAAGTGCGGTCAGGACTGGATTGTGAACGCAGCGAGAGAAACCGTTTCTCTGAAAGAAATAAGCGATAAAGAAAAAATAAATCGCGTGTGGGAAAGATATGTCGATAACCTAAAGATTCTAAATTCTGAGAGCAGATTTTGTAAGCCTGTAAAAGGAGGATTTTAAAATGTCAAATCAGGTTATAAGTCCAAATTCATTAAATCTACGCGATGGTACTAGCTCAGAAAATCAGATGAACTCAATATCAAATAATTTCACGGCTGAGCAGGTTGATCTTATCAAAAAAACTATCTGCGTAGGCTCGACAGACGATGAGCTAATGCTATTTATTCAGCAATGCAAAAGGACGGGGCTTGATCCTTTTCTCAGACAGATTCATGCAGTCAAAAGAAAATCGAAGGAAGGCGATAAGTGGATAGAGAAGATGTCTCATCAGGTTGGGATTGACGGGTTGCGTTTGATAGCAGATAGAACCGGAAAGTATCTGGGACAAACATCCCCGCAGTGGTGTGACGTTGACGGAATATGGCGAGACGTGTGGCTTAAAAAGACTCCGCCGGCTGCTGCAAAAACGGGAGTTTATCGTGAAGGATTTAAAGATGCCGTGATCGGAATCGCAAGATACGATTCTTTCGTGCAGAAAAAATCTGACGGAACACCAACAAATATATGGTCAACAATGCCGGATGTAATGCTTGCAAAGTGCGCAGAAGCGCAGGCGCTTCGAAAAGCTTTCCCGAATGAGATGTCTGGAATTTATACAGATGAAGAAATGGGTCAGGCGGAAAACGTCATCATTTCTGAGCAGAAATCATCTGACGCATATAAAAACATAAAATTAGATAATGATGAAATGTCAAAGATGCACCTTGAATTTATAGAAACAGCATCAACGCTTGATGAGCTTAAAATAAGATATAAAAACGCTATAGCGTTTGCAAGAACTTCTGGAAACAATACTCTCGAGGAAAATATGACAAATCTTAAAGATATGATAAAAGAGTCTTTAAAATCTCATCTCATAGAAAACAAAGGAGGACAACAATGAAGCTTTATGAAATAACACAGGAATATCTGTCTGTATTTGACGAAATAAGCAAGCAGGGATTCGATTCTGACACTATAAAAAATACTATGGAGCCTATAGAAAAGTCTTTTGATGAAAAGGCAAAAAATATAGTTGCGTATATCAAGAATCTTGAGCAAGACATTTTATCGCTTCAAGAGCATAAGTCTAATATAGAGTCGAGAATAAAGTCGTATAAGCAAGAACACGAAAATTACAGAAATTATCTTAAAGATAATATGATTGCTTGCTCAATAAATAAAATAAGCTGCCCATTTTTTGATATATATTTAACGAATACTACGCCAACTTTAATAAAAGAAGATGAGCTAAACATCCCGACAGAATACTATACCGAGAAGGTGGAGCTTGTTCTTGATAACCAAAGATTAAAGAATGATATAAAAAATGGAAGGGTAATTGAAGGAATTTATCTTAAGGAAAATAAGGCGTTAAAAATAACATGCACAGGGAGAAGAAGATTGGAGAATAAAAATGATTGACATTAATCTAACTGACACTGACAGTGTGTTTAAAAAATCAGACGAACTTTCAAATAATCTTATTAAAGTGTTCGCAAAATTTATTGATGATAAATCGATTGATGGGAATTTTATTGCTTCTGTTTCAATTATGCTTGATTCATTAAACAAATGTTATTTTACTTTATTGTGCCACATTGTTAATTGTATGGACATTGAATCAGAAAAAATAGAATTTTCTGAACGTGCTGGGTTTATATTTAATCAAATATTAAATGAGTTTATTTCAGGATTAAAGGAGGATAACAATGGAAAATAAAATCACTGAACTGAAGTGAGTCAGGCTGCTTTTGCCTGAACACCGTAGGAATCCTCCGACTTTAGGCGGAGGAGGATGTCAATTACTGACTTTAGAATAATCTTTGGGTTTGACAGTTAAATATGCGGCGCATTCATTCAGCCTCTGCTTAATCGTAAATGAGTGCGCCGCTCCAGAATTTTTTGAAGAGGAAAGAAATAATGGATGTAAATTCAATTGAAACATGCGAGTGGGTAAAAAGCTATAATTCTTTTGATGATGAATATTATTTAACTTTGTGCGGAACGACATATATGTTTACCGAAGGAGATATTAAATTTAATCTTTTCAAACATTGCCCTTATTGCGGAAAGCAAATTGAAGAATACAGAAATGAAATTAAAGAATGCAATCATAGATATTACGATTAATATTTTAACGGAGTTTTAAAATGCTTAACAAATCAATATATTCTCACGAAAAAGATGATTGGGAAACGCCTCAGGAGTTATTTGATTGTCTTTCCAGAGAATTTAGCTTTAATTTGGATATTGGCGCGACTAATAAAAATTCTAAATGCGATTTGTTTATAGAAGATATTGAGGATTGCGAATTTATCCCTGAATTTGATGGCTTTGCTTTCTGCAATCCGCCATATTCTTCGCAAAGAAAATTTATTGAATTCAGTATCAAAAATAAAATTCCTACTGTATTTTTGTTGCTTGCAATAACTGATACAAAAATGTTTCATTATCTTATTTATAAAAAAGAATATTTTGAGATTAGATTTTTAAAGGGAAGACTTAAATTTAGCGAATCAAAAAATAGCGCGCCGTTTCCTTCGATGATTGTTATTTACAACCCAATTACTTATGATCATAAAAAGGAGGGAATATGAAACTGATTGTAGATAGAACCTTGGCGATATTATCGGTTGCTTCTTTTTTTCTTTCTGTACTTATCGGCGCAATGTCTTATCTTTATGAGAACTGCGGAATATTTGAGTCTTTTTTTATTTCTGTTTTCGTAGGGTTTTCAGTAATGTTTTTTTTATTGTGCGTTTTTGGAGAGATGGAGTGAAGGATTTTTTTATAATTTTTTTAGTGGTTCTTGTGGCTTATTCATTCATTAGACTTAGCACAAATCACTCTGTGTCGATGAACCCCGACGAAACATGCCGTCATGAAGTCTTGTATTTATACAACCATGAAGGATACGGCATTTATTATACATTAGAAGTCGATAAAAATGCAAAACCGGTAACCTGCGCTCAGGAGCATGATTAATGAAATTTGATAAATTTCCGCTTGATTACATAGCGATAATTTTTGCGTGCGTGATTTGCGTTTGCATTACATCTCTATGTATAAATTCAGATAAGCCAAAAACAATCAAAACAATAGAGAAGGGTAAAATGTGCGCCTATTATGGAGAAAAATTTGAATGTCGTAAATACTTTAAAACATCAATGAGAGATGAATTTTACGATGATAGTTATTCTGAAATTGACAAAGATATTGACTCTGATGAGGATTGAAATATGAAGTTATCGGAATTGCCGGAAATGTTTATTATTATTGTTTCGCCAGAACAACGAAAAGAAATAGAAAAAAAGATTACAAAATTAGGTATTGATAAAAATAGTATGGAATGCGTCAATGATGAAGATTTTTGCGTGTACGTTATCCATAATAAAGAAAATGAAACATTTTATCATATTTATGAGTTGGATTTTTTTATTAGAGGATTGACGCTCGGAAGCAAAGTATTTGCATGTTATGAATTTTTGAAAATAGAAATAGAGGAAGAAGAGAAAAAATTATTGGAAAATCCAAAAGAGGTAGATAAAAACAAGACGTGCAAATGGATAAGATGCTTTTTCCATTCGTGCGCCACAGACTATAAAATAGCTAAAACATCTTGCGGAAAATCTTTTAAATATTATAGAGAGGGAATTTTGCCGGATATGTTTAATCGTTGCGCTTGGTGCGATGAGGAAATTGAACATATCGTTTCTGATGAAGAAATTCAATACAAAAAAATATCAGGCCGTCTCGAAAACATCGAAATGCTTCAGGAGGTTCTTCAGAAAATAACATCAGAAACCCTTAAGTTAATGATTGAGCTTCATGAAAAAATGGACGAAAAGAAATGAAACTGTCAAAAAAAGATATTCTGGGGTTAAGGGGGATTCTCCTATACTTTATGGTTGAGAAGCAGATTTTAATTTCTGAGAATACAAAAATAGATAAAAATTTTTATGATGAGCATATAGAAACTCTTGAAAAAATAATCAAGAAGCTTGAGAAATCGGCATGAACAAAAAAAATAATATTAAAATTGTTAAAATTAATCAGGAATTTTTAGATAAAAAAATAGAAATTTCAAAATCAGTTATTAAAAACATACAAGAAGAAAAAACTGTTAAATTTTTATACCTAAGCAAGGATTGTTCTGGAATATGGCGTAAGGCACATGCTGGACTAACTGCAGCAGATTTATGTTTTATTGCCGCATGGCTTAACGAGATCGCAATGGATATTTCTGAAGATATTGATTACGATGATTATTTATGATTTTTTATTTTTTTAAAACGTAACGATTGGAGAACTGTATTATGAAATCTAAGCTTATCAGACAAGGAGATGTTTTATTGGAGCCTGTTTTTTTTGACATAGAAAATTATGAAGAAATTCCGCCAACAGGTGAAAGAGTTATACTTGCGTATGGAGAATCGACGGGTCATTCTCACTCTGTTTATGCAAAAGACGCTATAATGGTTAAAATTGGAGATAAGACATTTTTAATTATAAAAAAACAAACAAATCTTGAGCATCAAGAACACGCCTCAATTTTCTTACCTGCGGGAAACTATGAAGTGACAATACAAAGAGAATATTCTCCAGAAGGAATAAGAAATGTACAAGATTGAGCATTTAACGGACAGACAGATTGCATTATTTCCAGAATATGTTAAAAAATGGACGGAAATAGGACTATGCACGCTTCCTGCAGACAGAAAAAAAGCGGAATCGGCGATTAATGAATCTTATGTTCTTACTGGGTTAAGTCCACCAAAGAAAATAGTTTGGTGCGGTTCTCCATTATCTCAGGGATTAACGAGAGCAATTATCATTAAGGAAAATATCCTGGCTTCCGTCTGGGATTCCGTCAGGGCTTCCGTCGGGGCTTCCGTCAGGGATTCCGTCTGGGATTCCGTCTGGGATTCCGTCTGGGATTCCGTCGGGGAGTCCGTCTGGGATTCCGTCAGGGCTTCCGTCTGGGATTCCGTCGGGGATTCCGTCAGGGCTTCCGTCAGGGCTTCCGCCAGGTCTTGCGTCAGGGCTTCCGTCTGGGCTTCCGTCGGGGCTTCCGTCAGGGATTCCGTCGGGGCTTCCGTCAGGGCTTCCGTCAGGGCTTCCGTCTGGGCTTCCGTCTGGGCTTCCGCCAGGGATTCCGTCAGGGATTCCGTCAGGGATTCCGCCAGGGATTCCGTCAGGGATTCCGTCAGGGATTCCGTCTGGGATTCCGTCTGGGATTCCGTCTGGGATTCCGTCTGGGATTCCGTCGGGGAGTCCGTCTGGGCTTCCGTCGGGGATTCCGTCTGGGATTCCGTCGGGGATTCTTGTTATGGACAGCATGATTCAGAGGTTATGGCGTTTTACAGCTTTTTTAGAGAAGAGCTTAATTTGAAATCTGAAACAGAAAAAATTAGAGGACTTATTGAGCTGTCAAAAAATTGCGGATGGATTTTGCCTCACAAAAATATATGCTTTGCATCAGAAAGGCATTCAATTCTAAAAAGAGACGAAACTGGCAGGCTTCACTCTTTGGTAGATGCGGCAGTTATGTATCCTGACGGATGGTCTATATATGCTGTTCACGGCGTTAGGGTTCCCGAATATGTGATTAAAAACCCAGAAAAAATAACGATAGACTTAATAACAAAAGAAAAAAACGCAGAAATAAGAAGGGTGATGATAGAAAGATATGATAGAGATTCAAGAGGAAGATATTTAAAGGATTCTGGTGCAGATGTAATTTCAAAAGATTTTGATATACACGGCAGAGAAAGAGTTCTATATAGAAAAGAAATTGAAGGAGATGAGCCAATAGTTATGGTAAGCGTCATAAACAGCACGCGAGAGCCAGACGGAAGCTTTAAGAATTATTTTTTACGTGTCCCGCCTGACATAAAAACACCGCGTGAAGCTATTGCATGGACTTTTAAAAAAACAGAAAAAGAATATGAGACCGGAGAAGAAACTTGAAATCATCATCTTGCGCATATAAACCATCAGAAACTCAAATACAGCAGGCAATTGTTGAGTGGGCTTCGCATAAAGAATATGAGCGTCGCTATGAAGATGATTATCGCGCTAATTTTGTCGGCGACTTTCTTATTGCCATACCAAACGGCGGCTGGAGAAACAAAAAAGAGGCTTCGAGACTTAAAAGAGAAGGCGTTAAAAAGGGCGTTAGCGATCTTTTTCTTGCGATTCCCATTGCGAGGCTGAATAAACGCGGCGTAATTTATACAGAAAGCGGGTTTTGGTTAGAGATAAAAACGTCAAAAGGAAGAATGTCCAAAGAGCAAGAAAGATGGAAAATTTTAATGAATTCCCGAGGATATAGGGTCGCCTGCATTAGAAGCGTTGATGAGGGAATATTGATTATTGAGGATTATTTGGGAATAAAAAAAGATGGAAAAGTTTGATAAACTTATATTTTATAACAAACGAAAAGGAAAAATAATATCTAAGTACTATATTGTATCAGATGGGAACGATTTACCGCTAGAGACGTTTCTTGATTTAGGATATGAAATATTATCAATTCATAAAAGCAAATATATAAACTGTAGTCTTTTACATCATAATTTTCTATTTACTGTGGTAAAGTATTCAGATAAACAAGAGGAGATTTCCTGTGTCAGAAAGAGAAATGTCTTTAAAAATTTGCTCAATGTGCTTAGAGAAAAAAGATAAACGCAATTTTTTCTGGAATTGCAAAAACCATAAAATTTGCGCCGACTGTAATTTGTTAAGATCGTCTCTGTGCGTTCACTGTAAAAATATTAAGTCAAACGGGGATTTTTTCAGAAACAGCAGAAAAAATGTAACATGCAATCAATGTCATGAATTTATTGAGAAAAACATGAAAAAAACATTTGACCAGGCTTTTAATATACTCGATAATTTTAACAGATCAAATTCATATGAGGGCGATACAAATGGCGATACCGGTTCATGAAGTTTGTATAAATAAAGCGATATTTGATATGTCTACGCCTGAAGGACAAAGAAGATATGATATTTATAAAAAATCAGAACTCTATTTATCGGCGTTGCAAAAATTTAACGTTAAGCTTGTTGAGCTTACTAAATTATTTGAGGTTGCGATAAGATCGGAAAGCTTTCGTACATTGACTGATCGATCAGAAAAAAAAGAAGTCTCCTCAAATGAAGAAAATAAAAAAAATATTGATCTTTTGAGAGCAGAGAAATGCGCAGAAATCGTAACGGATTTATATCACGGTATTCTTAAAGAATATGGCGTATTTTAATGGAAGAATATACGCCCATCCATGAAATAAATTTAAGCAGAGAAGGAAAAGACTTGTTAAAACAAATAAGAAAGGTTTTCTCCTATGGCGTGAAGCGCGCCGTTATTCAAAGCAAAATCTTTGAAATGCTTCTTAATGGAATTCCAGAGCAGCAAAGGGAGGCGTATGTCGAGAGCATTCCATACAAGGGTAAATTTATAGTGAGGATGAGATAATGCTTGTGTAATCTTCCTACAAATGAGAAATTGCACAAATAACTATAGCGGCATTAAAGTATCAAAAAACGGAATCAAAAAAAATAATCCGAATAGATATAGAAAACAAAACTTTTGAGGATATTTAAAATGTTAGATAAAGAGAAAGTCATTCGCTTCATTGAAAATGCAGAGAAAAGAATAAATCCTTATCCTGCTTCTTATATTTTGGTATTGATTGAGGATGGGTATTTTGATCTGCCTGAAAACAAAGAAAAGAATTCGGAATCAACTGGAGTTACAAACGCGGAATGTATATCGCGTATATCAAAAGCCATAGAGATTCTTAATCATTCAATCGTGAAATTATATACAAGAATCGATAATCTTGAGGAACCATTAAAATGATGAGCCTATTCATTCTGATTTGTCAATTTGCGGGATACGTCATGCAGAGGGCGGTATCCTTAAAAGAGGAAGGAAAGATATCTCATGCGCTTCGCTGGGGCGGAGACTGGAATCAAAACACGCATATTAAAGATGAAGACTTTAAGGATTTTGGGCATTTTGAGCTTATCTTGCCATGACAATACCCTGCGATAAATTCCCCAATATTTCCCCAATGACTTACTCAAAGATAAGGGGAGATATCCGCGCGGGCGACATACTGCTGTGTTCTGGAAATGGGCTGTTTTCATCGCTTATCAAGCGCGCAACGCAAAGCGTGTGGTCGCATGTGGCGTTTATCCTTCCCATTCCCTTAATTGACCGCATAATGGTTCTTGAAAGCGTTGAAACCATAGGCGTAAGGACAGTCCCGCTATCGAGTTATGTCAGGGATTATTGCGGCAGCGGAAAGCCTTATGACGGAAGATTTATCATCGCAAGACACGATGATTTTAAAGAAACTAACGTTAAGCATTTGTCGCAATGCGCCGTAGATTTATTCGGTTATCCCTATGGATGGACTGAAATAGCGCGCATCGCAGGAAGGGTAGCTCTGTGGTGGGCAATAAAAAGCGAGGCTTTAAGACAGTCTGGAAATGGCTATATTTGCTCTGAATATGCTTACGAATGCTTTCAGTCTGTTGGAATATCTATCTGTCATGATCAAAGAGGATTTGTTGCGCCCGCGGATTTTGCAAGAGACCCGAAGATTAAAGCGGTGTTTTCTATTTTAAATTAGCGGATGTAAGTTATTGAGGTATTTTGACATCCTCCTCCGCCTAAAGTCGGAGGATTCCTACGGTGTTCAGGCAAAAGCAGCCTGACTCACTTCAGTGGGTTCCTTTAGTCCGCTGCAACCTCAATTCGAGGCAACTTTCGTTTTATGCAGCCTCAGTTTCCAAGGCTGTGGGTTAATTTTTTATTTGCGTATTCTGTAAGACCCTTTCGGGGAAACCCTTCCCGCATATCCTGCGGTACTGCAAATAGATTTTGATATTATCATACGTTTACTCGCCTTACATCTCCGCCATGAATGGCGGAGTTTTACGGCGAATTTGATAAAATATTTTCTGAAGATCAGGGTGACAAGTTTTGAGCTTATCGAGAGAAGCCTGGCTAAATGACGGCATTACAAAATCCCCTTTATGTTTTTGATATCGTTTGCGTAGTAGACGATTATTGCAGTTAAAATTGCGCACAGCGCCCAGAACTTTGAAGAAGACAGCAATTCCCAGATGAGCTTTTTTAAGCGATGAGATTCCTGAATCTCGCGAAAAGACGACTCCATGCCTGAGAGCATGTCCATTTTTGTCTGGATTTTGATAAGGCATTCCGTTGATGATGCTTGAGACTTTGATATGCTTTCAATTGAATCGGTTTGTCTTTGAAGCGAACTGAAGATAAACGAAAGCTTTTCGTTGCATGCCGTAATTGCAGATTGAAACCCCTGCGACGAGGCTTCAATCTGATTTATTCTTTCGCGAAGCGATTTTGTCTCTTGCCTGACTTCCGTAAGTCCTTCTTTTAAAATCTGAATCGCAACATTATGATGATCTGCGCCTTCTTCCACGATTAGGTTACCTCGTATTGAGCCGCCAAAATCATAAACATAGGAACTTGAAAAGCGTTTATCATTGCGCCTGTATAATTCTGACTATTTTCGGGGGTTATGCCGTCGAATTGCGCAAGCAAGGGCGCAAATTGCGGAATAGCGTTAAGAACAGTAAAAAGAGTTGAAATCACGTTTGCGTCCGCATTGATATTATTCCATGTCATATATGAGAGATACATAAAAAGCGTAGTGGGTATGGTGATCTCTATTGCAATATTCCAAAAGTCATCATTGTTTAGTACCTGATTAAGAACCTGTACATATGTAACGCTATTATCAGGCGTTATTCCCGCCAATAGCATAATATAATTAGAAAATTCAGCATTGTTATTGATGATTTCATTTAGCTGAGCTATCGAATTCGTATCAAGCGGCGTGTAATTAGTTGTTAACCAAGCGATAGTATCCGCTAAAGAATAATCCGGGATTACGGATTGAGTTGACTTTTTAACGCCGTCTTTTAAGCTTGAAAGCCTGTATTTAATGCTCATAAATTTACCCTCTCGTTAAACCTGATAAGTAATGCTGTCGCCATCAAAGCCAATAGCTGTTAAATCTGTAAAAGATGTCTGCGCAGTGCTGCCATACCACGTAATTAATCCGCTAGGATCAACCTCAACAGTAATTGCTTGAATTGTACCCCCATTCATTCCGCTACACACTTTTTTTACGGTTGAAGCTGGACACCATCTTGCGGGAATCAGCGATCCGTTAGTCTGATTTGCGCTCGCTGTTGCGGTTTCCGACCACGTCGGCAAATAAAGCGTTACATCGTTGTCTCTTCTTGTTACTGTGATTGTATAGCTTGATATTGTTGCGGCTCCGCTTAATAGCGTCGCAAAGCTATTTGATTCATAATAGCTCATTCCGCTGGCTGTGCCGCCCGTTGTAGGAAGATAAAAAGGGTATGCGCTTACAACTGTTGAAGCTCTTACCGCAAAACCCCATGCAGTTGATCCTATTCCTAGATAGATCGAGTTCCCTGCGTTGGTGTTTCTAATACACATGTCGCCGGTGGTTGCATTTGAAAAAAATGCGCCTGAATTTGATCCCAGCCCAACGGTGCACGGTGATCCTATAGTTAATGCACCATTACTGCCGCTAATAGCAACAGCGCCCGTCCCTCCGCTAAAGTTTCCGACTGTTGCGCTAAAATCTCCCGATCCGTCTCTCTTCATTATCGTGTTTGCGGTATTTGATGAGGTTGCCGCATTCGCGATATTCGCGCCCGAGGCTACATTGGAGGCAGTTACCCCCCCTACTAAGGAAACGCTCATTGCGCTTTGCGTGCCGGTAACGTCTCCAGCAAAAGAACCCGTGACGCTTGTTGCGGACGTTGCCGATGTTGCGGTTGAAGCGTTTCCATTAAGAGACGCTGTGATCGTTCCTGCGCTAAAATTTCCGCCAACTCCTCTCAGCACAAGCGTATTTGCGGTGTTTAAGCTTGTAGCGGCATTAACGACGGATATCCCAGAGGCGATGTTGGCGGCTGTTGCGCCTCCCACTGTTGCAACGGCAGCGCTCCCCACCTCGCCCGATAAATCTCCTCCTACGGGACATACCGAGACCCCAGCGCTTAACAGGGTTATTGTTGCGTCGTCAGTAAGTGTTGGCGTTACGTAACTATCCGGATCGATAACAATATTGCAATTAGAGCCATTTCCTGAAAGAGTCCCTTGTATAATGCTTGATTTTATTTGAAACCCCGGCGTATAGGTTAATGCGGAAGGCGGCGAGAACGTAACATTTCCTAATTGCGCCGCCGTTATTTGACAGCCCAATCCGTCTCCAGAAACGGCAGGTTTTAATGTTCCAAAAGAGATGTTGTCAAATTCATCTCCGGCGTATGAAATTATTGACGCATTATCAAAATAGGCTGTTGGAATATAATTGTCATATGTAAATAAAACGGGTTGACAATTTACGGCTCCCGCCAATGAAAATGTTCCGAATATTCCAACGTTATTAAAACCAATGTTTGGCGAACCGGCGGACGCAAATGTCATCGCGCTAAAATCCAGCGTCATATCGCCATTAATCGTTAAATCTTGTATTTCGGCATTTCCGTTGACGTTGGACTGCCAAGAGTTATCGGGAACAATAGGATTGGAATTATTTAATGTCGCTAAAACTGTTTCTCCTTTGAGTCCAACCCATGGCTTGTAATTTATTGTTCCGCTATCGTTGATATAACCAGAAATGCTTATAACAAATGGGCTCGTGGAGGAGTTTGTCGTTATTTGAGACATGGCGTGAGAAACGGTTGCCCACGGATTAAGAACAGAGCCTGTGCCTGTCGTATCGCTTCCGTCAGAAGAAACGTATTTTACTGTTTTCGTGGAAAGATCAGGGTTTGAATTAAGAACCCTAAACCATGCGCTCCCATTCCACGCTATCCAGTCGCCAACAGAATAGGAAACACCAAGTATTGTGCCCGCAACGCTGATTATCCAGAAGTCCCCCTGAGACGGCGTTAAAGAGGGCACGCTCCCGCCGCTTGCGTCCCAACTTCCCTGCAAATTTAATCCTCCGGCGACGCTTGCAAGCACGCTGTTTAATGTTGTTTTAAAGGTAGTTGCGCCGGAATGCGGCGCGCGCGAGATGAGAAATAAATCAGAAGACTGCAAAACGCCTCCGTCCGAGTAAGAATTAAACGGGTTATTTGCAGAAGGGCGCGCAGGTTTCAATGACTTTTGAGAAAAGATGCTTACCACTTTTTCTGTAATTCTGCTAATGATCTCATCTTCTTTTTGTTTATCAATTCCAAAAACTTTATCTTTCATAAAAACCTCAATTATCGTCAATTAAATAATTTCCGTCGTCATCGCCAATGTTTAACCCGTTGTCATCGACAAGAAAATTTGCGCCGGCAGGAGGAGGGGCGAAATCGGGAAAATTCAAAACGGTAACAAGAATCGCGGATTTGCTTGATAAGGATTTTATCGGTTGACTCATCTAATTTCCTATTGCATAAAACGCCACAGGAATATTTGTTGTTTCTCCAAATGGATTTGCCGGAGTGCATGAAAGATCAAATGTAAATCCTGTCTGTGTAACATTATATACCGATACGTTTATTCCTCTCGTTGTTCCAGCCATCTGATTATTTGTTGCAAGACATACAAAACAATTGTTTGGAAAAGCAATCGGAAAAGATGGCGAAGAGGTTGAAATATTTCCCCCGCCAGTTACAGGGGTTGTAGCCGTAAGCCACTGCATCAACAGTCCGCCGGGAAAATATTGATATCCATTTGCTGCGATTGAGTTTTGCATTGAAGCTTGAAGAACATACCTTGCGTCAGCGGTTGGCTCGCTTATCTTTTGATTAAGATTCTCAAGGATGAAAGGAGACGCCGAATATTCGGCTATATCGCCTGACATAATTTGCGTCTGTCCGTTTGCGCACGTGATCACCCACGCGCCCGTATAGCCCACATCTGGAGAAGGCGGAACCTGCGTGCCTGTTGTTGCGGGAATGCCAGCCTTAAGCCCGTATATAAGATTTCCGCGTCTTGTTGTATAAACAAGCGCGGGCGACGAACCAAAAAACGGTCTGTTTTGCTGATCTGAATCCACATCCTGATAAATAACCTGAATAAGATAATCAATGCTTTGTCCTGGCGTTAAAGGCGGCGTAATTGCGATTGTTGCAGGATCAAGCATTATGCCGCCTTTTAAAATCTGATGCGTCGTATCGTCCGGCAATATTCCATACGCGGTATTATCAATGTTTTGAATGCTGTAAATTTCTCCGGGATTAAGCGTTACGTTAAGAGAAGCGGGTGAAGTTGGAATGCAGCTTAAGTTGTTAATCCAGGGACCGTTTCCCAAAACCGCCTGCGCAAGCTTAGCGACGGATATCATTTGAAAAAGATTGGAATAGCATATGTCGTATGCGCTTGCTTGTTCGCCCAAATAGGCAATTGCTCTATCCATTTTTGCTCCTCAGTCTGAAAGCGTTACGTGCATTAAAGTGCCAGCAGCTTTTGTAATTTCAATTGTGTTTAAAATTTCTTCATCCGTTATGCAGGGATTTGTAATGTTTCCAGCCCCGTAATAACTGACTTCATCGTAAAAATATGTTTGATCAAGAAAAATGGAGTTATTTGAAGTTGGCGGCAATGGTCTATATGCCGTTATCCATGCCTGATATGGCGCATTGCCGCCAGACCCGTAATACATGTCTTCATCGTAAAAAGAAACGTCATAAAATCCAGAATCATAAAATTCTTCGTAAACGATTGGCGTTCTTCCCGTAATATCCGTTATTCTGTTTATCATGTTTTGCCGCGTGACGCGTGGGGCGAGCAATAACTTTAATATCAATGCGCGAAACGATGAATCGCCTTGATTTGGGCATCTTGTGAGGATATCCCCAAAAAAATCCTCTGCCGTAAAATCAAGAAAAATATCTGTAGAGGTTTGTATTCTGGTTTGCGCCTTTACGTAAACGAGAAGCCCATAGATAAAGTAGGCGATGCTCGCAAATCCCGTAAAAACGCCATATAAAACAGGGTTTTCGTTTTGATTAAACCATGGCGCTGAATACTGGAATAAAAAATTAATAATATCTTCTTCAGAGGTTGATCTCATTTTAGCTCACGATAATATTAACTGCGCCAACATAGGCGCGCTGATTAAAGCCGCATGCAATATCAGAAGTCGCTGAATTTAAAAGCAGTCCCGTTGCCTCTATAACGCCTACGGAAGAGTTATAAATGACCTGATAAATCTGCGTGAAGATGACGGATTGCGCTATCTGAAGACTTGCAAAGTATGCGCTAAGCCCATTTTTAATTTGCGTCAATAGCGTTGGCTGATCGTAAAGCGGGTTTAGGCTTACGGTCACCGCTATATTAACCGTTAATACAGTAACCGCATATACGCCTATTTGAATGCCAAGCGCCCTTGTCATGTTAAGCTTTTGATAAACGGAATTTATGAGAGAAGACGGCGGCGATCCAGACCCGTCGTCTATGATAATTGTGTTAAGTCCAAGCTGCGGGTTTCCTATATTATTTGTATTTTCAGCGATATTGTAAAATATTGAAGGCGTTCCGTTTGTGATCGCTGTTTGATACGCCAAAAGCGTTGCAAGACTTAATGAGTTAATATACGGAATAAATCTTTGTCTATAATCATTATCGCTTTCCTGATCCGCGCCATTTGTAAACGCATCGGGATTATTAACCGAATCAATGCCAGGGATATTGCTTGATATCTGATTAATGGCGCCCGCGCTTACATTTCCCGACGTTCCCGCCAAAAATGCGATAACGGGCACAGAAATATCAACAACGCTTGGCGCGAGAACATAAGCATTCAATGAAGGATTAAAGTTTATATTTGTAGGGTCGGGATAAACGTAAAACTGAATATCGCCGGCGGAAGTTTGTACAGCTGAAGTAACCGGAACAGTCGCCTGATTTGTGGCGGTTATTCTTGAGAAGACGACCTGTCCTGACGCAAACTGCGCTAAATTTCTCGGAAAGTTGAATTGCGCATAAAAAGAATCCAAATCAGAGCCCGTACTTGAAGATGCGCGCGTCAAGGCGGCAACCTGAGAAACAATTCCCTGCATCCAGAGCGCAACGCCGGCGTTGCTTTCAACAATAGATAACAATACGGAACCTTCCGGAAATTGCATGTTTGGATTGTTTGCCTGCATAGAGGCAACCTGATCAGAAACTATCCGATCATAGGGTTTTGTCGTTAATGGCATCTAATAGTTCACCGGAAAAGAAACGCTGACGGGATTTTTGGTCAAAGCGCTCGTATAAAATATATCGCACTGCAAAATATTGTTCCCCAACGGCGTAAAATCAATCTGCGGAGAGGGAAATTGGGAAACGCCGCTTTCCATAAAAATATTGGAAATAATAATTGTCTTTATATAATCAAAGTTTGAAGAACTTAACGCTTCCCCGATAAATCTTCCGATACCTGCGCCGTATTTCGGATGCCATATGTAAGTTCCCGGATTTGTTAAAAGTCTTCTCACAATCAATTCATTGGTCAATTCATCTCCGTCAGAGACCATCAAGTCCCCTTGAGAATTAAGAATGAGATCATTTCCAAAAAATTGCTGAAGCTGCATTATTGTGCCTTTAAAACGCTGGTAAGCTCTGCGCCGGTCATCTGATAAGGACGGTCGGGGGGCGCGCCACCCCCATGCGTGTGATTATTGTAAAGATTTTCAAAAGCCGCATTTACAAGACTTTGAAGCGACCCCCCATTAGAAAGATTGATTGCAGGCGATGAAATGACCGCTGATGCGCTGGCATTAACGGAGGCGTTTTGACAATTTATATTGATGTTTCCAGACGCCGCAATATCAACATCCCCATCATTTTTTATTTTAATGAAAGAGCCTGATGGATGCACAATCCACCACTCTCCTGCCGGAACAGAAGGAGGAACATCTTCGCCGCTGTAAATCTTTCCGACCACGATCCCGCTATTTAGGCTTCCTTCCTGAAATACAACAATCACTTGATCATCGATATTCGGTGCGCCCACTAATCCGTAGAAGCTTGTCGCAAGAGGAATCCATCCGGTTTGACCGCTCCCCGGCGCATCTGCGTCTTCAGGCTGTAACGATACCTTGACTGTGCAATCGTCTGGATTATAGGAGGTCACCAGTCCTATTCTTGTCTGAGAATTCAAATTTTGACCAATTGCGCCCTGAAAGCGCATTGAGTTCAATAATGCGTGCACTAAAAAATAACCTCGCTATTGGGAGAGTGATTTTTGGCTTCAATGACCATTCTAAAATCGGTTGGCGTTATCTCGCGATTGATGCTGTAAGTAAAGTAAATCTGATCAAAATCCGTATTGGTACCCGAAAGCTTAATGACGCTTGTTTTTTTTAAGCTTACATCCGGGATAATCTCTGCTTCGATTTTTCTTTCATGCTGACTTTTTTCTCTTAAATATTGCTGTGCAAGATTAAGCGCCTGTTCTTTTGAAAGCCCGGGCTTTGTATAGGTATAAACTTGGGCGTCTCCTATGGGCTGCGCCTGAGAAGCCAAAAAAGTTTTTTTGTTTGGCGTTCTACGAACGCGCACGTTAAAAGCCTTCTTTGATGCGTTGTTCCAGCTTCTGACGATAACAATTACGTCTCTTGCAACAGTTAGGCTTCTAAAGGCATTAAGGCTTATCCCATTAAATGACGTATAAGCCGCTTCGCCATCATTGAGCGCCTGATTATACCGAATAAGATAAGGCGTATCGTTTTGAGAAGGCGCAGGGTGAAAATGCAGCGTTGTACCTTCTATGTAGGCGATAAAATTTTCCTGCTGAGAAAGAAACGTAATCAAGTCCCATTCTGGAAGCTCTGCGGTCATTGCCGCTCTATCCCCCGCATAATAAACGCCCGCCAACGTATTTGTCGGCGTAACGTCAGAAGATAATCCCTGCTCTTTCGCAAATTTTTGCACTATTTGTGAAGATGTGAGATTTGGAAATTTGTTTGTGGTTTTATTGTCTATAAATTTTGCCGTCAAATCCCTTCCCGTTAAGATATATTTCCTGTTGACAAAATCAATCTCTACTTCATCAACCTGTCCTTCTATCAGGCTCGTTAGTTGATCTTTTGTATAATTATTTACGTTTGCCGGAAATCCCACGTAAATCTGCGCCATAATTGCGCTTTCTGAAGAAAAATACTGCTGACTCAATTGCGGATTTTGACCGCTTATAGGAAGCTCAAGACTAAAGGTATCGGCTAAGAAGTTTGTTGTAGAGTTTACTTGCGCTTTTATAAAATTCGCGGAAATTCCGTTAATCGTTACAATTCCTCTGGGTTTTCTGGCGATAGACTGAAAAGATATTTTGTTTTCAAACACTTAATATGCCCCCGCTTGGAGCCGAAGGCTTGGGAGGAATGGTTAAGCTCAAAAGAGAGGAAATGTTTGGCGTAAAAAATCCATTTTCGTCTCTCATTTGAAAAGAATTTGCGTCAAGTATTTCTGTCCAGAGCGTTGCGTCTCCATAACTTTGGGATGCTATAGCAAAAAGATTTCCGGACGCAGTCGTTAAATTATTCCCCTGATTGATCAATAATTGAGAATTAAGATTTTGCTGAATTACGTTTAATATATCTATCAGATGATAAAGGTTTGAAAGCTCTATCTCATTTTGCGCAGACTGATATAATGTATTTTGGACTAAAGACATTTTAACTTACCGGGATTGAATTTATCACGCTATCTATTTCAGAAACTGCGCCGGATATTGCATTGCTGATAGATGATATTTCAGAAATTGTTAGATTGTTTAAATCCTGTGCTGCTTCAATTGCAAGACCGACAGCGCTTATCTTTCCAAGAACGCCGCCTATCGACAGAAATTGCGCCAAATCCAGAGCCTCTGTGTAGGCAGATTGTATGGCGTCAGAAAAAGATATGGGGATTGCAATATTAACCGGAATGGTTAAATCCTGCACGACGGTCAGCGTTATGGAATAGTCAATCTGGTAACCTATTCGCATGGTAAATTTAAAGCTTTTTACTATCACATTATAATTAAAAGCGGAATAGGAAAAAGAGACCTGATCGCCGTTTGCTCTTAGCGTATCCAGATATTTTACGCGGGCAAGCGAAAGTATTCCCGTAAATAGACCGCTAAATACGATATCGTCATCAGATCGTCCAAGCGTATCAACAACGCGAAGACCGCCAACGCATTGCGTCACCTTTTCAAGCTGCTCGCCACCTCCATTGATGCGCTGAGGCACTTCGGTCGCATTGAAAATAATCTCGCCAAGTCTTACGATGATCATTAAAAATTGTATCCCGGGTAATTATTCATGTTAGAGCCAAGATTGAGATTTGAATTGAAAGAGGAGCCGTGCGCAGGCTGTCTATTAAATTCCCTCGATTGCGCTTTTGTCACGGATGAAGATATCTGTCGCCCATCCAGAAATATATGATTATGAATGACGGCATGATTTGACTGCGCGCCTCCCGCATCGAATCCGAATTTTGACTTTACCCAGTCCTCCGCAGATGAAGCGCCGGATTTTATCGCGCCCCAATGCTTATATATTTCATAAGCCGCAATCCCTATGGCGGTTAAAGCAATCGCAAGTCCGCTAAGCGGCGTAAGAAGCGGAATAAGCGCAAGCCTTAATACTTTAAAGCCTGCGACAAGTCCCTGACCGGCGGCGCCCACTAAAAGAATAGAGCCTACAGCAACCATTGAAGAAAATAGCGCAATAAATCCGAGCGCAAGCGTCTTTGCAAGCATGGGATGATTCTTTAGCGCGAGCGCAAGAATATTTAGACCATGTGTTAGTGTTATCATGCCGGACATAATTATCGGGAGCGCACCAACTGTGAAAGCTGTTTTAAAGTTTTCCCACTGCGCTGAAAATGCGGTTTTTATCGTATTTGGATCGTTGGATATCGCCATTCTATAGGCTTCCATTGGATTTCTGGCTCTTTGAATCAATCCCTGATCTCGATAAATTTGTTGCGCTTTCAGGGCATATTGCAATACGCCAAAAATTGCGGTAACCGATGCGCCGCGCATCGCGTCTCCAATCGCAAGGGATAGCTGATTTTTTGTAAGATTATCGCCGTATTTTTTTCTGATGGCGGGCAACAAAACGCTTTGAACGTATTGAAATGGGTCAGATTGCGCAAGACCTACCTGCCTTACGTGCTCACCCTGCATCAATTGAGTGCCGCGCGTGCTTGTTTTAAGTCCCGCATGAGAATCTATGAGTCCAAGTCCTATCATTCCCTGAAGCGCAGCCTTTGTCATGATCCCCTGAACAAAGAATTTATAAAACGCCGCTATTGACGTTCCGAAACCGCCGCTTGATCCGCCGCCTCCTGTCCCTTTCATCTGCTGCATCAGGGTTGGCAATTCTTCATACAGAAATCTGTTTGAAAGTCCGGGAACGCCTTGCCTTCCGTATTTGAAAAGCATCTGATAATCCTGAGGAAGCACGCGTCCCTGTGTTGCCATGATGACTTTCGCCATCATTTCCGCCTGCGCGTTAAATTGAGCACTGCTATTAACCGCGCCTCGAATATCGAGCGCCTTCGCCAGAGAATAAACAAGATTTTCTGAATTCTGACTTATTGATCCGTTTGAAGATGCGCCAAGCACGCCTTGAATTCTTGCAAGTTCCGGCAAATATTTTATGGCTTCATCGGATTTGCCGAATATGTTTCTCAAATCCATAAAGGTTTTGAGGTTTCCGACCGCCGTGCTTGTAATGACCGTATTCGTTGTTTTCCATGCCGTACTTATCGCTTGCGCAATCTCCTGATGCTTAAGCCCAGCCATATTCATGATATTTAATTGGTGCGCGTATTCTTCTGCTGGCTTTAAAGCTTTTGAGATCATGCCCAAACCTAAAAAACCTGCGCCTCCGATGCCTGCGCCGATTATGGCTATCCTTTTTATTCCCTCAAGCTTTTTTTGAAACCTGTCCGCTTCTTTTTGCAGTATTCCAAATTGCGCAGACATGCCAAGCAACGCTTTGCTGACGCCATCATGCAGGGCAACTTTTACGGCAACCTGATAAGCCTCAAACGCCATCGTTATTCGCCTTGCGTTTCAAAATCATACCCCAGAGATTCATGTATTCTATTTCCGTTTTGATAAAATCCTGAAACCACAGCGATGCCAAGCGTTTTCTGAATTTTCTTTTTATTTCTGAAGGCTGCGGGTCCAATAACAGGGCGCATCGGCATTTTTGATGTTCCAAACTCAAACCATGCCGCTTTTTGAAGCTTTGATCCGATAACCGCCTCTAACGCGCCTACCTCATACTCTATCGAATCCCTATATTCTCCCGTTCTCAAAAGAGGGTTATCTGGAGGGGAATAGCCAAGACTTTCTTTTTGAGAGACAGTGCTTTCAGCAAGCGGCGCCCACGCTGGAAATGCGCCAACCGATTTCTGATAATGAGAAATCTCGCTTTTGGCTGTTTTCTGAATGCCTTTGGCGACAATTTTTAATCCTTCCCGCATAGCCGTGAGTTCCGCAGGAATAATGCTCAAAAGATGTCTTGAAAATTGTCCGGGGCTAAAAATTTTCATTTTTCATTCTCCTTTTCAAACTCCCATTTGCTAAAGTTAAATTTTCTGCCGTCAAGCTCTGAAAATATAATAGAAAAAGAAACTCTTTCGACTTCATCAAGACTTACGGCTACATCAAAATCCATACCATTTTTAACAAGCCAAAGCGTTTGCCGCATCGGCTCGAAATTAACTATTTTTTTATTTTTTCTTTTTCTTCCTCCTCTGAGGCGCGCGCCGCAAACTTTTCATTAACGGCAATAATCACGTCATCAACCGCCTCATCAAGACGCTGAATTAACGCCTCCACTTCGCTCTTTTTGTTTAAAGAAACCGGAATTCCGTCAATTGACTGCACAAACATAAGCGGCAATACCATGCGCATGTAGACCTCGTTTTTTGATGAATCTCCCATCATTTCAACAAGGCGATATTGCATCAAAACATTTGGCTTTTTAAGCGTTATTTTCCTTCCTTTTTTGTCTTCTATGACTGTAATCTGTGCAGCTGATTTTATAATTTCCTGTGTCGGCGACTCTATCGCGTTAAATGCTGCGTTTTTAGTTTCCTGCATCTTTAAAATCCCCTGATTTAAGTTAATCGTTCAAATCTTGAAAAGTACCCGGAAAGCTTTTGTCTAATAAGTTCGTTTCCTTTTCTCATGCCAAAAGTATCCACTTTAAGCTGAACATTGGTGTAGATATTTTGCGAAACCGATCCGTTGACTTCGGTAATGGTTTCATGGATTGTGCCGCCGGGGATATTTGTACCGGCATACCATTCTGCCTCAAGTAAAGACCAGTATTGCTCAACCTGCGCATCTGTTCTTGCGATAGTCATGTCAAACATGCCGCCCTCAAATACCATATAGGGCGTAATGATGCCGCTTACGCCAAGAAACTTATCAACCTTTGCGTCAGGCTTTGCTTCAAAATCTTCGATGTAATCGGGCGAGAGCAAAAACTGAAAGGCAGGCAGCGTTATGACAAGCGATACGTCTCGCGCAACCGTTAAAGGACCTGCGGACATGTTTTTCTCCTAAAAAAGTTTAAAAATTAATTGACGGGGGCGCGGATAACAGAATTTAATGAAGGCACGCCGTTTTGAAGATTAACGATAAAGTTCCTGATAACGGCGTAATCAACCACCTGAATATCAGCCTGCATGTATCCCTCTGAAACGCGAATCGATGGATTGTTGGAAGAATCCAAAATGACGCTAAACGCCTTTGCCGCCTGCGTCGGAAAATTAACGTCTCCAATGTAACCCAATTGATAAAGAGACAAAAGAAATGAGCGAATCGCGGCGGCTGCGTCATTTCGTACAGTTGGATTTTGAAGCTGACCGATATATGCGCCTATCGCGGAAGCTATAGAATAAGCCAGATAATTCGTAAGACGCGTAAAGGCATCCATTCTTTCAAGCGCATTGCTTGAGGTATTTTGACCCGTCTGAAGCGCAAAATAATTTCCTCCAGGAGAAGGGTTAAAGATAAAATCAAGACCATTTGAACATGCAAAGACAATATCAGCTTGCGTGTACGGCGTGCCGCTCATCGTGGTTTGCGTGGCGACAATTCCAAGCAATTGCTTGTTAAGCAATGAGTCGTTTGGGGCAAGCGCAGAATAGGCTCCCGCTACAAATCCCTGCGGAGAAATAAGCCTCGTGACGTTGTTAAAAGAATCAAAGAAGTAGCACCAGTCGCCCACCAAAAACTTAACGTTATAATCATTAAGTCCCGCAGTATTCTTAGCGGTTTGCGCTTGCGAAAGCGTTTGACCGGGAGGACCCACGAGCATCATAAATGACCCTTCAGAATCTCCATACGCCTGCTGCGTTGGATAAGTAGACGGCGTATCCAGATCAACAAGAGAAACAACGCTTGCCTGACTTCCGCGCAAGGCGTACATACCGCTGCGAGGGGATGTATCAAGCCCTATCATGTCCGCAGCCGTTATTGAAGAAGCCCCGTCCGTGCCTCCGGAAAGCGTATAAGATGCTATCGCAGGCGCAGCGGTTGAACTTCCCACTGTTGCAACAATAAGGCGAGAAGGTCCGCGAACGCTGTTTTGACCCATATTGATGGCGGCGACGATATTTGCCCAAAGTGTTGCCCCGCTTCCTGAGATGTTATCAAATATTTCGGTGATCGGATTATTTGGCATAGCGACGGTTACTTTAAAAGTGTTCTGCGCAGAACCCTGACTTAATATTACACTGATAGTATTTCCAAGAGAGCCGGTGTAAATGGCGGTGACGGTCATGCCGGTGACCGGCGTTGGAGTTGTGACGTCCAAAACAGTTGCGCTTGCCGCCGTGTCCGTGCCGTCTGTGACGCGAACGCCCAAAATATAGCTTGCGAAATTTATTGTTGCGGCGTTGACGAATGTGCCCAAGTCATACTGTCTTGCGACTGGATAGCCAAAATTTCTCACAAATTCATTCATGCTTCCGCAAATGACGGGCGTGTTGACGGCTCCCCACGTTGCGCTGCCCACCGCGCCAATAATATTGGTTGGCACCCCGTTAATCGTGGTAACGGCGGGAGGCTTTATCTGAACAATTGCGCCGGGCGCTAATATTGCCTGTGTGTTTAAACTTCCATAGGGAATAACCTGAGCCATTTTATTTACCCTCTTTTGATTGAGAATTGTTTAGCTTAATAACATGCTTTGGAAACTTTTTAAGCGCGTTTTCCATTTCTGTCGGTTCTTTTATTTCATCGCCTCGCCTATAATTGTTAAACGCTTCCTTAACAATGACTCTAATGCCTTTTTCCACAATAACCCCCTAAGATAGTGTATTGACGATTGAAATATTGGATATCGTATCCGAGATAGACGGACACTCCATGCTTACAGTGGTCGCATACTCTATTTTGAACATGAGATCGCGACGATAAATTGAATAGGTTTTTTGAAATTCCTCGTGATCTTTTATGCCGGCATAACAAATCATTGCGTAATAATTGTCTGTCGGCACAAGGAATCTTCTAAGTTCTCCAAGAGAAGATTCAAGCGCATCCGAAATAAGCGTTCGGTTGTTTCTGCTGTTTGACCATGTAATAACGCTAAAGATAATTTCCTGTCTTTTTATTTCTTTTGAAGCCATTCCGTAAAACGTTACGCGGGGAATTATGGAGTATGCGTCAGGTATCGTTATCGTATTGCTTTCAGAAAAAGCGGACGGAATGAGCGCCGCCGTATTTTCGGCGATAGATTCAAGCGTATCCGATTCCTGCAAGAGATAGGCGTATCCTATGCCGTTTACGATAATCATGACTCCTTGAGGGACGCTTACCGTACCGGTTATCGTTATCACGTTATCAGAGAGTGTTAAAACAATCGTTGGCGAATTTGTTTGTATTGTTTGCCAGTCTTCTCTAAATCTTGTCGTGTTTCTTGCCGCGCCCTGAGGAAATATCGTCACGTGAGAATTGTTTAGTTGAAAATCCGCCTCAAATGCAGGAGGTACAGGCCACCCCGCATATATCCTTATATTATTGACGCTTGGAACGATGGAGGGATTATCTATGCCATTGGGGTATAAAATCCCCGTAACGACATTAACAAGCGTATCTTCTATATCCGAAAGATTTGACATGCTAAACCTGTACCGAAACGGCAAGACATCTAAATCCAAGAGACGTTTTTTCAACAGAGGTTAAAGCAATGCGAACGCCCCTGTCGTCATCCATAAGATCGCCTATTCTTGGCTCTACATCCGGCAATGCTGGAATATAGACTATATAAGCGGGTTCTCCGGTATCAAGCGGCAAAGAAAAATCATTTTTATTCCTTTTCCCCGTCGCCTGCAAAATGCCTACTGGGCAGTTTTGCAAAATCTGAATAATATTTGTTGAGTCAAATCCGCCGTAACTGTTATTGCCGGCGGAATAGGTTTGATTTGGTCTTATAAGAGAAACCATTCTGTTGCATTCTATTCCGTTTGTTGGAACAATCGGCTCCATCTCGTCAACATAAAAAGTAAACTGTTCGTTTTGTAAAAAGTCGTAAGGCTCGAGCGTCGTTCTGTCTACGACAAGCTGCCAAATAAGATTGCCAAACTTATTGGCTTTCATGTAATTCCATGAAACGTTTTGACTTAAATAAACCTGACCTACGTTGTTCAGCGGATCAAGCGGATTTATTCCATTTGACGCGCGATAAACATTCGTCAAAATTCCTATTTTTAGCGCGCACTTTCCATAGCCATAATTTACCTTTTCCTGAACGTAGGAATAACTAACCATTTCACACGTAAAGCCTGACTGAGCTTCCCGGCGGATAAATTGATTTTATGCCGAAGAAATTGCAAAGTTGCTGCCTCCACCAGTTATAATTATTTACGCGCTCAGCAAGCTCAAGCTTGTTTCTGTACCAAACGGCAGCCTGAGAAGTGTCTGAATTGTCTCGAACTCCGTAAATATCTTGCTCAAGCTGCCTTAAATTCGGCAAAAAATTGTTCTGTAATACAGTGATTTCCGCATCCGACAGATTGTTAAATCGATACTCTACCAGAAGATATTGCTGCGTATAGCGATAGCCAAATCCAGGCGAAAGCGTATCTCCAAAAATGGGAAAACCCATGAATCTTCGCAAATCTGTCTTATCGGTATCATCCAACACGTTCGTAAATCTCTACATCCGCTTTTGATTTTATTAGTTCATCTATCAGCGATTCATCCGTCGTATACTCTCCAGCCGCAAATATCTGATTATAGGTATGGTAGGTATTTGCGCCCCATGATTTGGAGTGAACATGTCTATTTGCAAACAAAACAAGACGAGTCCTTTTATTTTTATTATCAAGCTTATTGGAAATCCGAAGCTCGACTGCGCGCTCTCTATCAAGTTTTTTTGCCATAAAAAATATCCTTAGGTAGCTGTTTCAATGACAACGGCGCGTTTGTAGTAAGCATTTGAGGCGGTCGGGATAATTGAGCTTGTGGTGCCCACATCCGTTGGGACGGTATATCCGCCAATCCAGTTTGAAGTCTGAGAGATTATTTGACCGAGCCTATCTAAAGGACGGCGCATATAAAGAAAGATATCCTCATATCCGGCGACAATCCCTCCGACATCGCTGTTAGAGATATCCGCAAATCCGTCTTTTCTTGCCATTTCAAGAATAGCGTCTTGACCCGCCTCAAAATGACCCTCAACCAGACATTCCGCTCCGCAAACAATAGGACGCTGAACCGTCACGCCAACCCCATTGCCGGCAGGCTGAACAAAAGCTTCCGTGGTTTCGATGAACCGCATATCCAAAAATTCAGTCACGCGAAGTTTTTTGTAAGCGGGGTCTTCGGTACCAACACCGCGGTTCAATATCTGGAATTCAGGATCGTTATAAAGCTGAACCATGGAATTCGGCGCAAGGTAAATATTATAAAATCCATTAAGCGTCGGCACCCCATTGCTTCTTAAAAGACCTACGGCGCTGAAAAGAATAGGCATTGAAAGCGTATCGCCGGATATTAAAGCTGCGGTTGTCGCTCTTGCGTTAGGTCTTAAAATAGTGGGCGCAAAATTACCAACCACAGCATTTCCGGCGGTTCCGTTTGCTACACTGATTGCGGCGGATGCGGTAATTGTGCCGGATTGGCCGCCGGTAATTGCTGCGCTTGACGTGTTTGTGCCGTCAATGGTAAAGGAAACGATATTGTATGCGCTTCCGTTAATGGTGACTGGCAGAGGGTTTGTGTTGCTGATCGGCGTGACTATTCCGCCGACAACGACAGTTTGAAATCCGCGCACGTCATCCACGTTGACGGTTACGTTTGGAGAGCCAAGCGTTACGGTGATTCTGGTATTGCCTGACATGTATGCGTTAAAAAGGGCTTGTTTTGAAAGCCTATCAGTTGTCTGAGAAGAAGCGTATCCCAGGTTATAAGTATTTTTTAACAAAAACCTTGCGATTGTGGTTTCATCGTCGATAAGATTTATGTCGGGCGCAAGCTGGGCATACTGATTGATGCCAAGCGTATACTGTTCTGAAGTGTAATTTTGAGCGGTTAACCCGTTATCAAGATTTGTATTTGTTGAAGGATCAAGGGGCGTAGTATTTGGGATCATTAAGCCTACGCGGGTTTGCGTGATTGTATCACCGATTCGTCCCGGGAAAACAATGCGCTCAGCTAAAAGTCTGTATTTTAGCGAAGATTCAAGAGGCTTTTGAAATTCTTTTTGCAGAAAATTCTGCTGTATGGCGTTTATAACTGCTTGTGGTAAAGGACCGAATCCCATGGGTAGTCTCCAATTAGAAATTGATTAAATTTAATTTCCGATTGGATATCTATCTTTTCGGGTTGGCGACCTGGCCTTTTTGTAACTTTTAGAATCTATCTGTATCGTTTAGTTAAAAGTCTCTTTTTTGCTTCCGAATATTCTGAATCTGTCATCGCAAGCGCATCGGGCTTTTTATTTTCAGGAGAATTTTTTATTGATGAATTTGTAGACGTTAAGGTTCTTTTTTCTTCCCCAAAAAGGAAAGGCTTTTTTTCCTTAAGCTCAGATATCTTATTTTTAACGACTTCCCTGTCTATAGAGCCGTCTTCTGATATCTTTATATCTTCAATATCTATAAGCTTTATCAAATCCGTATCTTTAATGCCAAAAAGAACAGCCTCTGTTTTAACTTCAGCCTCGACTATCCTTTTCTCAAAAGAAGTTAATTTTTGAACCCGAGAATTTAAAGTTTCCTTTTCGGATTCAATGGTTTTTATTTTTGAATCAACTTCTGATTTATACAGATCAAATTCTGATTTTACGGCTTTATGCTTAAGACGATTTGCTTTTGCTTCTTCTCTAAGTTCCCTTATCATTTCCATTGATTTTGAGTCAAGCTTTAAATCTTCATCTCTATTATTTTCTCTTGAATCAGTATGGGCTTCAGCCTTTTTTGAATCTTTTACATCTGTTGCATCTGCGTCAGACATAATAAATTACCTCATAGGTTAATGTTTTCTTTAATCTGCGGAGACTGATCTTTAATTTCTTGTTTGTCTTTTTCTATTGCCGTTCTTTCCGCGCCAACATCCGTGATATTGTATTTTTGAGATATTTCTTTGGTGGCGGTTTCTCTGCTTAAAATCTCTGCGTCCGCTAACGTCTTTAGCGTATTGGCACACGCTTGCTTTTCTTCTTCCGTTTCCTCATAAAAAGAAGGCCAGTCAAGCATGAGATGATCGCAACAGGAATCACAATCAATTTTAGAGTCTCTTCCAAATTTTTCGATGGATTCGCAGGATTCTATTTTTAATATCATTTGATATATTTTTTTAAGCCCCAAATCCCCATAAGATACTCTAAGTTCGCTCACAAGAGAGATGATCGCTTTATTTAAAATCTTTAGCGCGCGCCCAGAATGAGAAGACAAAAGCTTATCGGGATTCCCCCGATCTCCTCTGATAACTTCTAGCGCAAATTGTCTAATTTTGTCTACGTAATCGATGACTGCCTTTGTGGCTGACCCATCAATCTGTAAGAGCTTTGCGTCTCCATCTTGACCAAGCATTAATGCGCCGGTTCCCTTGATTAATTGTTCGTTCTCAAGTCGACCGGGGTCTTTTATTACAAGGGTTGGGTCTGAGTTATATTTTAATCCTCTTCCATGCTGACTTAGCTGATAATCAATTTCTATCCCGATATCGATGATGTCCTCGAAAAGACATCTACCGTCTTGAAAGCTTTTGGATTCGTGAGGATTCTTTATCCATACAACCGGAATAAAGCCAAGATTGTGCTGACAGCTTCTTTGCGTGTCTATTAGCAATTTAAAATTATCATCCCCGTCTTCTCCCTTTTCAAAAGGCTGATAATATATCTCGGCGTTATTCGTCCATTCCCTTATCACGCAATATGACTTATTGTAATTTTCCGGCGGTATTTTATATCCGTTTTCAGACAATTCCTCTCCAGAGTAATATATTTTTTCTCTCAGAAAGGAAAGCGTATTTTCATCGCAATCTTCAAAGACCGGAGAAAGATATTTTGTTTTAAGTATCTCGTATAAATATTTTCCTTTTATATATTTTACGATAATAGCAACGCTACCAACCGCGCCGCTTCTCACCGCATTAATCATTTTTAGCTTTAATGAAGACTGATCGGCTATTTTTTCCAAAACCGCCGCCGTTCCCGAATGATTGCTTTCGTCGCATTTTACTGATGGAAAATGATTGTCTCCAAACAAAAAAGAGCATATCTGTGAAACAATGACGGCATAAATATTAAAAATAATGCTTGGCTTTCTTTCGCAAAGGGGAACATAACCCGAAGAGCCGTTGTATTCCATATAAAAAGGAGAAAGATTATCGTAAATCTCTCCATTCAAAAACATCTCAAAAACAGAAAGCCGTCTGGCTCTTTCTGTATAATAATCCGGAAACGAAAGCTGAAATCTTTGACAAATACCGTCTATCTTCATTTTTTCTTTTTTCTAATCTTCTGAAGCGTTAGAGCAAATCTCGCTCTTTGTCCTACTTTTCCTTTCTTTTTGGCGGCCGCCTTTATTTTTGCGATGGGAATTTTTTTTCCTTTTTTAATCTTTAGGTCTTTATGAAGCTGGCCAGGTTTTTTGATTGCTCGCTTTATAAAATTCGCCATTTGGTTTTATCTCCCAAAAGTGTTTAAATTTCTGTCTGCATGCGCAGAAATCTCTGGAAACGCAAAAGCGTAAGCAAGGGAATCCGCCTTATCTGGGCTTCTTCCTATTCTTTTTATAATGTCATCCTTATCTTCTATGAGAATACCGCGGCTTCTAAAATCCCATCTTGCGGCACAGAGGTCTGCAAGCAATTCTCTGTCGTCAGGAAGACAGACGTCGTCTCCAGATGCGGGATCAAGCATCTCTCTTAATGTCCAGTAAGCTTCCGCGCGTTTATTGTAAAAAGAAAGCATTTTTGTTCTGTCTGTTCGCGATGAAGAATGCGCACTGTTAAATCCGAAAATCATCGATTTTTGTCGCGGGTCGTTTTGAAAATGCCGACGTAAAGCGTCATAAACGGACGATCCTACGCCAATAACGTCAACAAAAACGTGACAATTATTTTTCATTTCTTTTAGAACAAGATGCGAAACGGCATCGCCATCCGGCGTATTCTTGCCAGGATAACAAATCTGTTTTTCAACGTAATTTAGATATCTTAATGTAATAACGGTCTTGTCTGAACCGCCTCTCGCTACGTCAACGCCAATAGAGGTGATTTGAGAATCCGGTCTTTTTCTTTCTTTTCCTCTTTCTTGCGCGATTCTTACCCATTCCGTTGGTATGACCTGCCAATCATCGTCCTCTCTTCCTGCGCCAAAATCCCCATAAAGCATCTTTGAACGAAGCGGCTCAGGAAGAGATTGAAGCGTGGATTTATAGCCAGATTCCAATAGATAAGGATTGTCATTAACTGTTCCCGGTATAAAAGTCCTGCTTTTTGGAGAAATAAGTTCATTTTTTTCATAAAATGGTTCTCCCGACTGGCATTCAATGTCCTCTCCTTTTATTGTCGTAAAATACCTAAGTTCTCCCGGGCGCGCTGGATTTGGATGATGTTCATCAATCCATGGAGACCAGTATTTTATGACCCAATCTCCCTCGGCGGTGGTTGGCGGGTTTCCTGCGCACACTATTCTCTTTCTTTGAGACTTATCCGTGCTCCTGAGCCATCCGCACAAAAACCTGAATTGCGACTCATGATAGTGCGTTATCTCATCAAATCCCTTAAAATCATGCGCAAGACCCTGAAATTTGCTCTCACTGCCCAAATGAGCGCACGCGCCAAGCTGGATAATGCGCCCATCCTTAAATCGCCAGATATTTTTAACCTGATTAAAAGAGGCTATCCCAGTTTTTTCAAAAATTTCCCGCCCTCTTTCTATTAATCCCTGAAGCTGCGTATATTCTCTTCTAAAGATAATGCTTTTTTGGTGTTCCTTAGAGGAAAGCCCAAGCAGAAGATCGCTTTTTCCTGCGCCTGCGCTGCCTCCATAAAACAAAATATCGGCTTCGCTATGGTATGCTTGCGTTTGAGGTCCGGGCAGCGGCTTCCATTCTTTCTCTATATCATCTAATGCCTCAAGGCATTCAGAAATTTGTTTTTTTTCAAAGGGAGTAAGATTTTCAAAAATATAATCTATGTTCATTTATTTTGGTTTTTATTTTTATTCTCTTTAATTCTATGCTCTACATCTTTTAGGATAGAGCCCAACTTTTCTTTAATTTGCTCATCCGTAAATCTTTCTCTAAGATTCATCTCAATTTCCTGAACCATGTGTTTCTCGCTGTACTTTCTTCTATTTAATCTGGCTGCGCACCACTTTAGAGCATCAACCTGAAGCTTCGCTTTTTCAACAAATCCATTCTTTTGGTGAGGTTCAGCTTCGTATGCAACTGTTACAATTTCCTCTGCAAAACAATCAGCTTGGAACTGCTTAGCCTCAGCGTACATAGACGAAAATTCTGGATATACATTCTTAGATAACCACATTCTAATAGTCTGAACAGACGGAAAATCAGGGTTATTTTCGCAAATCCAGTTTAAACTTCTAACAGTATTTTTAACGGCTTCGCAGATTTTCTCTCCAAGCTTATTTGTATACGGAAAAGGATTGCGTCCTCCCTTGCATCCGTTTTTTTTATTTCTTGGATTTCCCCCCTTCATAATATGGGACCTGCGACCAAACCAATTGAGACCGCCTGCGCTTGCGTCACGCTTGAAATCATCTGAATATAATTAACGCCGACAAAATCATTGGGATAAACGCGGGCATGATTTCCGGCAGCCCCAAAAATAGAAATTGGGTTATTGGTGTAAGCATCCACCAGAGAATAAAAATTAACACCGTCCAGAGAGGCGTTAAACGTAAAATTACAAGCAGTTAAGTTTGGCGGCATCAAAAATCCCAAAATAGAAGCGCCCAACAAGCATAGAGAAGTTGAAGGCGATTGACCGGCGGCAATAGAAACAGAAGGACTGCCGCCATTCACAAGTTTAACGGGATAATTTTGGAGGGTCGCCATTTTTTCGCTCAAAATTTAAAGAAAAAGTTTACACGCTACTGATTTATACAAAAAAATTGATATCATGTCAATTTTTTGATTGTTTTATAAATTCGCAGGAGAATTTTATTGGGCGCAGAAAACTTAAGCATCGATTTGTATGTTGACGAAAGACTTCGCAGGTGGGCAACGTGGAGCGAAAAAAATTTGACCGGAGGTCTTGGATTCCCGTCGCGCTCCACGCTTGTCAGAATAATGGAAAGAACGCCAAGACAAGAGACGTTTTCAAAAAATTCGCTATGTTATGAAGACCCTGAAGCCGAAGAGACGGAGGAGGCTATTATCTCTCTTTCGCTTTACCGTCCCGTTCTCGCCAAAACAATCATACTGCGATATACGACCCCAAATTCAAAGATAAAGGAAAAGTTAAGGCTTCAAAACATATCTTATGCGGCATTTCGACAATACCTGAATTCAGCCAAGGCATGGATAGGCGGCGCGCTCATGTGCGGCACAAAAAACAGAAATCTGCCCTCTTAAGGATATTTTTTATCTTTTTTTAAAAATATCTTCAAAAACCTCTTGACAAACACGACAAAATGTCGTATTATTGTTTTGTGATGTTGAGATTTTAACTTTTAGGGAGATGAAGCAATGAGCATATTTTCAAAAGCGAACTACACCACAGAAACCTTGAGCATATTTTCAAAAGCGAACCACACCACAGAAACCTTTCAGATTGCCTTTCCGCTTGCAGACGGATTTGAGCCTCTAGGATGCGAACATGAGACGCTCGAAGAGGCAAAAAATTTTCAGGCAAAGATTAAGCCAAAAACAGTAATCTT